ACAGATCGCGGCACGCTCGTCAGCTACGGATTGATCAACCCTTTCTGCACCAGCGGTGTAAAGCGTCTTTGTAAACCGAACAGCAAGCTCCATCGTGAGAAAGCTGACCGATGTTGCAGGTTTTGGTCTGTGCTCCTTGCAAAGTTCGGGACGCTCTTCGCAGAGCTGCTGCTCCACGATGTCGTCAATGTTGAACGGGACCGGCAGATTGTTTGCCCTGCGATGCTCGACAACGCGACCAACAAGCTGGTGAAAACTGTCGGCAGACATAGTGTGCCCCGTTTCCTCCTGTGTGTATGTGTAACCGTTTGGCGGTGTTACGCTTGTTGGAATAAGTGTCTTCATTGAAACGTGTCGTGGTAAACGCTGTCATATTCCTTAACCATTCGGAACCAGTCAGTCCCGCGCTTTGTCCTCTTACCTGCTGTCGCGTACCCGCCAATGTGTCGAGCCATTTCTACGACGAGTGCCGCAGCATCCGCGAGGTCGGGAGACTTCCCTGTGCGTGCCTTCATGTCAGCTTTGCGCTCAATGATGGTCATCCGCTTTTCGTCATCGAACATGCGTGAGCAGAACTCGATGGCAACCTCCGTGTCCATGCCCCGAAGCTGCTCGTTAATCACCCACTGCCTCACGCTGAACCAAAGCTCGGTGACTTTGTTGGCGTAAACATCTGAGCTTTTGCGATGATCTTCGGGCGACACGGGGCGATCAGAAGCCTTCCCGCCGAACTCTACTCTGTGAATGTTCGGGTTCCACGTCTTTGCGATGATGTCACACAATCCACCACCTTCACCTGTTGCATCCACTGCCAGCCGATTGGGTTCAACCCCGTTCTGCTCACATAACATCCTTACTCTGTTGGCTATCTGAAAGTGGACAGGCTCAGTTGCTTGTGCGTCAATGCTGATCACTTCCCTGTGAAGCATCTGAATGCCGAGCTTCCCGTTGTCGAAGTCTCCGTATTTTGCGAACTGCAACACGCACCTGTCACCACCATTGAAAGCAGGGTCCAGCCCTGCCAGCATTTGGTATCTGCTGATGAAGTTGACAGGATGAAGCGCACGGTATTTCTCTATGATGCTTTCGCTGAGAACCGTTTTGCAGACACCTTCGGGCGACCACATGCCGCGTGTGTATTTCCAAAACTTAGGGGAATCAACGCCATCATATTTCTGCGCCTGCTGTATCTGATCGTCATTGATAAGGTATGGATACTTGTTGCTGCCAGCCAACACGTTTGGCGACTTCATTCCGTCAAAGCGCAGGCATATTCCGCGTTCGGTTTCCCATTCCTCATCCTCAACACTCACTGATCCCCACCCGTTTTTGGGTGTAGCCATCCTTCCGTGTTGATCAAACTTGCTGTGCGGGTTTCCTATTGCGAGGAATTTGAACTCTCGGGTTCCTTTCTGAAGGTTGGAGCACGCCTCGAACGCAGCTTCCGGTGTGTCCGTTGCTTCATCCACGATCACGAAAGTTCGCGGCGAACGAATCCCCTGTATATTGGCCACTGCCTTTGAGGTCGATCCATCGAGAACAGGTATGGCAAATATGGCGTGCTTATCGTCCCCTCGAATGGCTTGCAGAGTGGTCTTACTATCAACCATATGAGCGGGATAACCACCCTCACATGTGCGGTAAAGCTCCTGTATGACCGGCCACGCACGTTTGCGTATCATTTTGCCGGTAGTGGATGTGAGAATAATTGAGCTGTTCAGTGGATCAGCGGCAAACCAAACCATTGAAAAAAGACTTGCCGCGAATGTTTTACCGCTCGCACCGCATCCTGCCCAACAGGACCATTGATGGTCACACAAACATTGAAGAGCTTTCTCCAGCCACGGGTTCCAACTGAGCTTTGGCCACATTGCATCAGCTACGTTTCTGAGGTGTCCATAACGTCCCAATCCACCCCTTTCAATGGGGTGTCCAATCCTAAAGGCGAACAGCTCTAACTCTATGGGGTTGAGCTGTATGTCTAAGGCGAGGTTGTATTTGTGACGTATCAAACCGTTTGACAGCTGTGTTGCAGAAACCGCCTGCTGGCCTCATCGGGATTACCCGTTACAACTTTAACCTGTCAAACGATGACTGTTTCATTAAACACCACTTCAGACTGTTGCGATCCCGTATGCGAGACGACCGTAGTAAACACTCCCGGACCACAGGGGAACGCTGGCGATACTGGTGCTGCTGGTGCTGCTGGCAATGACGGCAGCTCGGGGTATTCGCTGATCACAGCCAGCTTTATCACTCCTGCAATCGGAGCTGCTGTGAACGTATTTGTGCCGTCCACTGACATTTGGGCAGCTGGCATGTATGCCTACATCGAGGGTTCGGGGTTCTATTATGTTAATGGCAAAGGAGCTTCGCATGTGACCGTTACTCGGCTCGGCTACCCAACTGATCCCGGCTCGACAGGAGTAACAGTCGCATCCGGTTCTGCAATGGTGCCGACCGGCCCGCGCGGTGAGGCAGGTGCTTCTGGCACTGCTGACTTTCTCACTCTTAAAGGGCAATTGCTCACACGCACAGCTCTCGCACAATCAGTGCTCAACATCGGGGCATCCGACACAATGGGTCTGTTCACTGATTCTGCTTCATCTGTTGGGATGAAGTGGCGCAGGCCATTATTCACTGACATCTCGGACCTGTTAGACCTCACCAACAAAACAAAGAACCAGCTTCCACTGACATCACTCGGGAATGTCGGTGGGGCAATTGGTGATATTGCTTATTGGGATGGTTCAAAGTGGGTAAGACTGGCTGCTGGCGCAGCTGAAGGTAAATGGCTGAAGATTTCTTCCGGTGTCCCTGTTTACTCTGACTTGCCATCGTCGTTGGGATTCGCTGCTCGTGCTGACATTAATGTGACTGTATCGGGCGTGACAATCACAGGCTCGACTGCTACCAACAAAACAAACATCGCAACCAGCGGTGCTTTGTCGGGCACTGTTGGAGGCGGTGGAAGTGCGATACTCACCTTCGAAACCCCACTGTCTTCGTCTGATTACGTGGTGATCATTACGCCTTACACGGAAGTATCTTCAACATTCGACGCAATAACCGTTTCATCAAAGACAGCATCGAGCGTTGGGATTCATATTGATGTTGCCCCCATCCCGGTATCATTCGATTTCAACATTGGTATCATATTGTAATGCCAGTCATTGACCCACAGAGAATAAGCGATGGTTTCGTCTCACTCGAACGTGGGGTTGATAGCGGTCGCTCCCCGAGCCTGCTCTCACGTAACCAGCTCAGCTTCGCAGTGAATGCCACAATGCGCGGCGGATACGCAAAGACGCGACCAGCTTTCAAAAACATTCCACTCATATTCAATGCGAACACTCAGAGTGAGGCTGATGAGATAAAGGACCGGTTTGAGAGCGGGAGGTTTCAGGGTGCCGCCGAATACCAGCGCGGAAGGCAGTCTTACATCATCTGTTCAATTGATGGATACATTCACAGAATCAACCCGAAAACAGGAGACGTTGATGATATTACCCCTCGCAATACCGATAAGACTGCTGATCCCAATTCTTCTCTTATCGAGACTGCTTACTTTCAGCAAGCTGAAGAGTATATGGTGGTGCAGGATGGTCGTAATCGGGCAATCATCTTCGACGGAGCAAGCTCTCGCAGGGCCAATCTGAAAGAGAACGAGGTTCCGACTGGCACAGCAATGGCGTACGGAGGCGGGAGATTATGGGTAGCGCGAGGCAGAGAGTTTGTGGCAGGCGATATTGTCGGTGGGCCAACGAGCGTCATCTATTTCACCGAGAACACATACATCGCGGAAGGGGGAGCATTCTCAGTTCCACTGGACACTGGCGATATTACAGCGATGAAGTTTATGAACCAGCCCGATATAAGTTTGGGCCAAGGGGAGCTTCTTGTTCACACTGCTAACGCTGTGTTCGCTGTCAATGTTCCAACTGATCGTGACGCGTGGAAGAATGTTGAATACCCAACCGTCCGAATTGTCGCAATCAACTACGGTTCTGTCAGTGATCGCAGCTGTGTCCTTGTGAACAGTGACATGTTTTACCGTGCGCCCGATGGTATCCGCAGTTACATCAGCAGCAGAAGGGAATGGCAGCAATACGGTCAAATCCCCGTGAGCCGTGAGATGGAGTCCATACTGTCCAATAACTCTCAGTTCAACCTGCGCGATTCTGTGAGTGCTGTTCTGTTTGATAACAGGCTGATCACAACGACTATTCCACAGGTAAGCCCGAACGGAACTTATTACCGTGGGCTTGCTGTGTTGGATTTTGATCTCGTCGGCGGTGTTGGTGACAAGATGCCGCCAGCATGGGATGGTCTTTGGACAGGTCTGAACGTGTTGCAGATACTCAATGCTGATATTGATTTCAGTCCGAGGTGTTTCGTTTTCCATCTTCAGCCCGATACGTGCGGCATTCAGCTTTGGGAGCTGACGCGAGACGGAAGAAAGGACAACGACACCACTGATATTGCGTGTTACATAGAAACCCCGAATTACTCTTTCCAAAATCCTTTTGAAGCAAAGCAGCTCGAATACGGTGAGATGTTTGTGGATGAAATTGAAGGCAGTGTTGCCTTTGACATCAAATACAAAACGAACCAATACCCTGTGTGGGTGGATTGGAACGCATTCAACGAGTGTGTTACCTACGGGAGTTGCGCTGTGGGAGCTGGTGAATGTATGACGTTCGCCAATCATAAACCGCAATACAGAACACGCATCCGATTGCCTCAACCTGCCGATGACTGTGAACCTACCAATGGAGTTCCCATGCGGGTAGGGTATGAAATGGCTGTAAGAATCGGGTGGACTGGTCACGCACGCATCAAAGGGTTCCGCATGCACGCATACCCAACCATCGAAGAACCATACGGAGGATGTGGCAGCAGTGCTGCATGCTCGTAATCAATATGAGCGCACCATCATTTACAGTCGATTGTGAGGCGGTAACCGAACAAAGCTGCCTCGCCTTTACATCAACCAGCGGCGACGAAGAATGTCCCGTATCAACAAACTCAACAATCACTCAGCTCGCAGACGATAACAGTAACCCGTTCGTCAATGAGTTGGGACAATACATCGTCATAGGATAATAAGATGCCAACGAATCATTCAGTTGTTTTGCAGGCTGGCACAGTTCCGCCAAACGCCTGCTTCACCAGTGTTGCCGAAATGTATCAGCTGTTCATCAGCATCACATCGGCATACGTGAACGGGAACTATTCACTATACAATTTCGGTGAATCCAAACCTTCAGTGAACGACACGGACAAACCGTGGATACGCACTGTGAATGGGTTCCCCGACAGACTGTATGTCTATCAGAATGGGTATTGGTTGTCACCGCACTTAGTCCCCACTTCAGGCAGCGAGCGGCGCATGTGGGTTGGTAGTCTGAACGATCTCAAAACATATGACGGAGGAGCGGATGAAGATGTGTCCGATTACACTGGTCCGTTTTGGGAAGTGGACGAAGAGCTTGCCGCAAAGTTTCCGGTTGGTGTCGGTGAGTTCCCTTCGGGTGTAGAGGTTGCCGTCAATGGAACCGGAGGTGTCGATGAGGTCACTCTGACAACCGACCAAATCCCCGATCATACCCACGATGTAAAACTCGGTGGGTTGAATGCGTCTTTGGACAGTGATGCAGGCAATGAGTATGGCGGGGATGGACTCACGGAGCAAACCATCACATCGGAAGGAACCGGTGGTGGCAGTGCCCACACGAATCTGCCTCCTTATTACGGTGTTTATTTCATCAAACGCACAGCCCGTGTTTACTACTCGATCCAATGAAAGTAACTCTCGCAACAGCAAAGCAGCGTATCGCAAAGCACCTCAGTCTTTGCCCTACTGATTCGCGTGTCACTGAATACATCAACGAAGCGCAACGCCGACTGATTGAAAGCGGCAAGTGGAAGGGCACTTACGGCAGGTTCACTCTATGCGCTACTGACGGGTGCATTGTTTGGCCGAGGCAAATCGAAACCATTGAGTCTTTCGCCATTAATAAAACTCCCGGCATCATCCGCAACAGCTGGTTTGAATTCCTCGAAAGCGGTGTCGGGCTTCAGGCTGACAGCTGCGGTGTGGCCAATCAGTTGTTGGATCGCGGTGAAGTTCCAACATACCGAAGCATGTCGGGTGAAGGAAAACCGGTGCGCGTGTATGCGTTCCTCGAAGCTGATGCCGGTAAGACCATCACGATTATGGGTTATGACTCCAACGGTAATTGGGTTCGCACGCTGAAAGAAGGCAGTGGCCCAACAGCTGTGTATCGTGACGGAGAGGTTGTGACGCTGACAAATGGCTTTGTCGATACTACCACATCTTTCAAAAGCATTGTTGGTGTGATCAAAGACACCACCGAGGGCAACGTAATGCTCTACGA